ACTTCGATCTTAAAAAAATCTCAGAACTAAATAAATCACATCCCGCAAGAGAGTTTCTAGAAAATCGGAAGATTCCGCAACAATATCTCAGTGAACTTTACTTCACTGATAGGTTCAAAGAATGGACTAATACGCAGAAGAAAACTTTTGATTCTCTAGAAAAAGACGAACCAAGAATTATTATTCCCTTAAAAAATAAGAATGGTATCTTCGGGTTTCAGGGTAGATCTATTAGTCCCAAATCGAAACTTAGATATATCACTGTAATGTTGGATGATGATCATCCGAAACTTTTTGGACTTGATAGAGTTGATGAAAAACAAACAATCTACATCACAGAAGGACCATTTGACAGTTATTTCATTACCAACGCTATTGCTATGTGTGGTAGCGATGTTGATGACCGCATTATATCTAATCGAGATCGGGTCTACGTCTTCGACAATGAACCTAGAAACCGAGAGATCGTTGCAAAGATTGCATCGACAATTGAAAGAGGCCACAAAGTAGTCATTTGGCCTGACAAAATCGAACAGAAAGACATCAATGACATGTTTTTAACTGGACTTAACGTTCAGAACGTGGTACAATCTAATGTCTATAGTGGTTTACACGCAAAAACAAAACTTATTAGTTGGAAGAAAACATGAGTAACGGAACGAAAGTTGTAAAGAGAAACGGTGTAACAGAGAGTCTGGATCTTGATAAAATTCATAAGATGGTAGAGAGCGCCTGTGAGAATCTCGCAGGTGTTTCTGCATCTCAAGTGGAGATTCAGTCTGGTATTCAGTTCTATGATGGAATCACTACAGGCGAAATTCAAGAAATCCTTGTACGTTCTGCCTCTGATCTGATTGATTTGGAATCCCCAAACTATCAGTTTGTTGCAGCACGTCTACTTTTGTTCGGTCTCTATAAACAAGTCTTTGGTCCCGAGTGGAACCAAGGATTCCCCCACATCCTTGATCACGTCAAGGGTGGTATTAAGAAGAAGATTTACGATAAGACTCTAGCCAATGCGTACACTGCAGAAGAATGGGACAAGATTAATTCTTGGATTGATCATGGGCGCGATTTCCTGTTCACTTATGCAGGTCTACGTCAAGTCTGTGATAAGTACCTTGTGCAAGACAGAAGTTGCGGCGAACTTTACGAGACGCCACAATATATGTACATGTTAATTTCTGCAACTATTTTTCAGAAATATCCCCTAGATACTAGACTGGACTACGTTCGTAGATACTACAATGCCATCTCCAAACACAAAATCAACATTCCCACACCTATCATGGCGGGAGTGCGAACTGCACTTCGACAATTTGCTAGCTGTGTTCTTGTTGATGTTGATGACTCCCTCGATTCTATCTTTAGCTCTGATATGGCTATTGGC